TTTACTCATAATATTTGCCTTCCAATAATCAACACGGTATAATGTAATTATACCACAATTAGGGTATTTACGGCAAGCGATATTTTTTGGCGGTGATTCTCGGCTGGCGTCGTTGCAAATGTGCTTATGTCTACGAATCATTGAAAATAACGGGAAGAGCGATAACTACTAAACCAACACCCAAACAGCCAAAATAAACCCCAGTATCGGATGCCCAGTAAACACTAGACAGAATGCGATAATTGTACCAAAGAACACAGTATCATCCTTCATAGTAAACCTTTAATTCATTCCCCTGATAATCCCGTACCTTGATCTGGTTCTTGGCCATTCTACGGAGAAATTCGTTAATAAAGGACAACGGTACGGCATCGGTAAACTCGACTCTTGGCGTAGTGGTTACGAGAATTGCGTTCTTTCCCTCTGCGTCATAGGTTATCATAGCAATTCTCTCATTACGATATCATAGGTTACCGAGTCGCTTACCTCGTCTTCTAGGAATGCATCAGGTACTTCGTCTTCGGGGATATCAAAGTAGTCTCGGATTATTGCGTTTCTTTCTTCCTCAGCTGCTGCTTGGGTTTCATATACACCGATTACCGTAGTGCCGTCCTCGTCTTCTTGCGTTAGGACATAGACAAATTGTTTACTCATCGCAATTTACTCCTTTTACAAATGCTACAATTACTGCTAGAACGAATAGGTAGATTGTTACTACTAGGGCTATGGTCATCTTTTTATACCTTTGAGATTTGTACAGTGATTTCGGTTTTCTTCATCTTACCATCGTACAGTTTGTAAGTACGGCACAAGCCAACAGAGTCGGGATCCATATCCGCAAGGGCTAGTTGGCATACGGTATTAATGCTGGAAAAATCCCCGATCCCCTTCAGGATACGATTAGGGGTTGTATAGACGGATACACCATTGATAATTACTCTTAATTTCATCTTTAGTACTCCAATTCACGAATGTCATCACAAGAATCAACCAATTGCAGTTCGTTTACATCGCATACCTCAGCATACGAACCATCAATAATCACTAGGTAGTTATCGCCATATTCAGCAATAAGAGAAACAGGGGACTCGCAACCAGCGAAACCGATTCGGTCGCTGTCGGTCATAATGCGAAAGTTTAAACCAGCCAAGAATTTTCTCGTAATCATAGTGTTCCTTTCGATTCAACAGCGTAGATCAATTCATCATACGCTTCTTCAATACTATCGAAGCCAACAGCATCGTACGATCCATCATACAACTTAACATAGAAGCATCCATTACCTGCCGATGCTTCCGTATCAATGCCTGCTTCACCAATACCAGGAATAGTTCTCATCGCTTTGTCCATATAACCTCCGATTAGTTTGTCAACATGTAAACAGCAAGATCTTTCCAGTCTTTGTTGTTAGCACGGATTTTGCTAACAGCGATCAAGGTACGGAGAGAAATTTCGTTTACTTCAGCTTTGATTTCACGGATCAGGTTCAACGCATCGTTCTTAACCTTAGCATCGTACTCAGGCAAAAACTCGTCGCTGGCAGCAATGTGTTCCATGCGGTCGAGTTTCTGGTCGGTAGTCATCGCAAGGTCGATCATCATAGAACGACTGCGGATGGCTTGGTCGATCTTGTCTTGGCTCATGTTTGAGATGAAGATAACACGACCAGTAAACTCGAAAGATCTTGGCAGGTCTTCGTCACGCATGTCGGCATTCCAGCTAATGATACGCTTGCCGTAAGAATCAAGGGCAGACTTCAACAGGTTAAGGGCAACTGGGTCTTTTAACACAGAGTCGCAGTCGTCGAACACGATAACAGAGTTATTGTTTTCAAACAGAGTGCGGTACAAACCCTTTGGAGTACTGTAACCCTTAACAGTGGTAAAGCAACGACGAGTATTGATAACAGTACCGACTTGGAAGTCAGCAAGATTAGAAATATCGGTATAGCCATTGTCAAGCAAGGTCTTAGTAACAGTGTAGGTCTTACCCAAGCCACCTTCGCCAGTGATAACAGCACTGGGCTGAACACCTTGGGCAACCATACCGACTAATTTCTCAACGAAACCGAAGCGAGCATTGATGCCAAATCGTTCTTGCTTTTCAGCTTGCTTCACAGCGGATGCAGCGAAGTCAACTTTCTCGCCAGCCATTTCTTCCAGCTTGCGTTCAACATATCGCTTGCCGATACTGCGAACAACTGGTTGACCATTAATAGAACCAACCCACTTTTTAGAACCAGCATCAAAGGCAACAGTAACATTCATATATTTCTCCAAGATTTTCAAACTATAACTAATTATCGTCTATTTTTGAATAAAGGGCAAGAGATTTCTGAGAAACCATACCCATAGTAGGGTTATTGATCACCCACAGCAAAGGTAACGGCATCAGCTTTTTTGCAGTTTTTGCCTTCAGCATTTTTGTAGATGTAACGAACAAAACAACCCCCAGGACGGAAGTGGGCTTGGACTTCAGCCAAATTCGCCATTGGGATACCAACAAAGTGGTAGCGGTTAGTCGTGTCACGGTATTGGTTTAACAGGGTACAGCTCATAAAAACTCCTAAATTTCAAACTATAACTAATTATGGCATAAAACCGAATTTAGGGCAAGCGATTTCTGCTCCCTCTCGGGATGCCGTAAGTTGTTGATTTATAAGGGAATTTTAGGGTAGAATAACCCTACAGAACTGAGGGTTATTGGTCGGCTTCGGTCCAGAGTGCGCCATCCGCTACGAATTGCCCTCTCTCGATCCGTGTGTTCGGAAGGACATTGTAGTCGTTTGGATCTCTCTCGCTGGCTTTGGGTGCGTTTGGATCCGCTATGCTCTCTCGGTGAAACCTACCCTTCTCCGCAATGATCCACTTGCTTAGGGTAGCCGAGTCCGAGTCGCCAGCCATGTGCTCTCGCATCGCTTTGCTCTTGGCTTGCTTCTGCGTTGTAGTGTATTGGCGATGGTTACCGCAGGAACGAGAGCAGTATGGTCCTCGTTTGTTGTGCGTTGTTCCGCAGGTCGGGCAGTCTTTGGCTTTGTATTGTCCCATGGGTAAGTCGAGAGCGATAACTACCCTGCGAAAACTTTCCACAGAACAATTATCAACGCCACTGTATTGAAAGTGCTAGTAGCTGATAGAACGATCATTGCTATTTCAAAATTAGTCATTGTTGTATCGGTAGTTTCGTTTCTTGGCAAATTCTTCTGCTTCTTCCAGCGAGCCTAGTTTATCTTCTCTCTGAGTTGTGCATGAATCACTCCACAATCCTCTGGCTTGTCTTTTATAATTTTCAAGATCCATCCAGTCCTGCGCTTCTCTCTCGCTATCAAAGAATGGGCTCACGGTATGGTTGTTGGCATCTTTCCAAAAGTAGGTATAAGAATTCATACCAGCGTCTCGGTATTTAACTAAATCAAACTTCTCTGATCGCATTCGATCTTCGGTTGTAAAAGTAGTCATTTGTATCTGCTTCCGTCTTGTCCTGGTTCGTTACTGTTGGTGCAAGCCAATGTATGGTCTGTTGCTCTTGGGCATCGCTTGTTTCCGCATTCTGGACAAACGATAAAACGACTAACAGTCATTGGCATGTTTGTATGTGGATCAAACTGCAGATCCATACAACGATAGCACCCACACTGTTTATTAAAGTACCACTTCCTAGTCTGCCCAAAAATCTGATCATGGCGCTGAGCAAACTCATCCTTGCTGATATTGAATGGTCTTGGCTTTGAACCTTTGCCACCATCACTCATACCATAACCCATCTTAACTCTCCACTACAGCTACAATATTGTCCTCATCGACGATAACTCGTTGGGCATCGCCAATCTTTACTACCTGTGCTTTGTTCCATTCAAGCATGATTACATCGCCTACTTCAACCATTGTAACATCTGGTCCAATTGCAAGAACTGTTCCTTGTTTGCTGTCTCGGTTGCTTGTAGTGCCATCCAGAATAATACCAGAATCGGTAGTTTGTTCTACTTTATTCTCTGCAACTAGGACTTTTTTCTTCAATGGTGTAACAATCATTTTCTCTCCAATATAATGAATTTAGGGTGGGGTCTTGCTCTTATGGTATCATTGGTTGCCCACAGTACCATAACAAAAAATGTTAAAATGAGAGCGATAACTACCAGCCATCGTTCTCCTTTGTATAGGTTTTTATACCAGCGTTTAATCTGATGTTCTGGAAATTCCACGGAGTTCTCTATTCTCTTGCCGTAAGCATCGAACATCGTTCATTAGTGAGGATGATAGGTTTTTGTAGTAGGTAAAATCCTTGTCATCTTCCTTTACCTGTGTTGGTTGTTTCCTGAAGTTGTATCCAAGAAGAATTCCAAAAACAAGAATAATAAAGTATTCCATCAATCCTCTTCTGTATTTGCTGTATTCTTACAATGCCTTACGAACATCGTTGCACCCAGCCCAAAGCCAAGGACAACACCAATAAAAATTGCTATTAAAAGATCAGTCATAATTTATTATACCCTAAATGAAAATTGCAGACAACTCAATCTATGAATTGTCTGCTTTTGTAATAACGAAAGTTACGAACATAGTAGGCAAACCGAATTGGCTCATGTTCATAATTGGGGAGTGACTCGCCATAATAATCTACCATCTCATTGTATAGTTTCAAAATCTCATCATCAGTCATATAGTTTACTTATACTTGTATCCGTTCTGCGTTGCCCAGTCCCATGCTTCTTGCTGGGTTGTAAAATAGATTGGACCAACTCTCTCTGTTGGTTTGTTGATAAGCACCCAATAGTAAATAGGTGCAGTCATCGCTGGATCCTGATACTTGATTAGTCGAATTGTCGGTTTGTTACCTGCCATCTTGTTTCTCCTCTGATGGACTATTTATGCCACAGGTGCAATTCCTTCCTTGCCTGCAATGGTAGTTACACCTTGACGCTGGTAGTTTATTTGTTACAACTCCAACAATTATAACTACCGCAACAAATACTAAGACGCTAACCATTCGATCAACTCCGATTCTTGCATTACGCCAACCTTGCGTTTGATCTCTTTCTCTTTGTCGTCCACCAACACCATGGTAGGAACAGAGCGAATATTGAAATTGCTAGCCATGAATACATTTGAATCAATGTCAACTTCTTCAACTGGTACAGTAATTTTGTCACCAGCATTCTTAATAACCATGGTTTGCATTTTGCAAGGACCACACCATTCAGCGTAAAATTTAAGTAGTTTCATGTTTGCCTTTATTTGGTTGCAGGGGTTGGATTCGAACCAACGATTTCATGGCTTATGAGACCAGACGGATAGACCACTTCCATACCCTGCGATTGTTAATATAATTTCTCTGGCAATTGCTGTTGGCGAATAAACTTACGCCATCTGGCTTTTGCCCTACCCTTTGCCATCTTCCTTTTGGTTGTTGGCTTGACATACTCTTGTCGTTCTCTTAATTCTTGCAATAGACCATTCTCGTCTATCTTTCGTTTGAACTGGCGCAGTGCCTGTTCAAATCTACCATCTTGAACGATTACCGAACTGCCATCGAATCGTTTTTCTCTTTTCTTACCTCTACCGTATTCTTTTTGTCTTTGTGGTATTGTCACCTTTTCTCCTAACCAAATGTTAAAGTACCTGTATGTTTTACTTTTGTCCATGGGGCAAGATATACTTTGCCACCTTTGTTTCTATACATCTTACAGAAATTATAATCTTCAGACAGATAGTTATTTAGCCCACTGTCTTCATCCAATTTGGTTTCAAAGAACATCTTAATGTTCTCTCCGTTTGTTGCTGTAAAGTAAGGGACATCTACCTGTTCGAACACTTCTCTCTTAATTAAGATTAGTCCAGTACCTGCTGCTTCTATCTCTACTATCTTTTGTTCGCTTGTATCTAGTATACCAATCTCTTGTAGTGGTAAATATGCCCACTCGGCTGTTGCCGTCATTAGTTGGTCTGGTGGTACTCCAGCAATTGCAGCACTGGCGATCAAATTCCAATCTAGTTTCTTCTTTGGACACAATGCACTAACGATACCTACATCCTGCTCTATCATTGACATTACATCATGGGCAAAGAAACCCATGTCTGAATCGATGAACAATAAATGCGTATAGTCTGTTTGTAGGAATTGATGGACTAAAGTATTTCTACCTCGTTGGATCAAAGATTCATTATACAAAAATGACCATGTGCCAAGCCAGTTCTTTCTGGCGAGAACATTCACAAGAGTAATCATCGAGTTAGCGTAAGTGCCGTAACACTGTCCACCATACATCGGTGTTGCAATAAAGATTTTAGGTTCAGTCATAATATTATTCGTTGGTGCCCATTTACGGATTCGAACCGCAGACCTCCTCATTACTAATGAGATGCTCTACCAACTGAGCTAAATGGGCAGGTAATGTATTTAGTTCCATTAGTTTAGTGCTATCGTGCCCATTTGTCAAGAATGTAGCTAGCACTGACAAGCGAATAGCAGTTATATCAGGATCCGTTCCTCGCACAGTTGGACCCGCATAGTCATAGCGTCCTATGACGATACCTTGATAACACTAAACTAATGGAGCGGGATATCAGAATCGAACTGATGACGAAAGATTGGAAATCTCTAGTTTTACCATTAAACTAATCCCGCATATTGTTTATCGTTGAGAGTACTGTTATGTGTTTTGTTGGCAGCTTTAAATTCCTGCCACCAGATCTTCAAGCATTTCAATCTAGATTGGGAGTCTAGATTCTCTCCGAATAATGGACGCTGTTTTGACTGGCGATTATCTTCCCTAACAGTTGGGATTCCCTTTTCTTTTGCTCACACCCTCAACGATAAACAATATAGTAATTATACCCAATAAAAACTTGCAAGGCAAATTGGAGTAGGTGACAGGAATCGAACCTGTGAACATCGGACTTGCAAACCGCTACCTTACCATTCAGTCACACCTACATTAATCTTACTCTGCTGTTCTTTGGAACACCAGCAAGCAAATACTCCATTTGATCTGCAAGAATATTTCTGTTCAACAGAATCATATTCTCGTAGTGATTTGGTTCGTATGGGATATATAACAATTCCATATTTGCCTTTTCAAGAGTCTTGCTGCCTTTCTTTGCGTTACACTTTAAGCAGCAAGTAACAACATTGGTCCAAATGTTTTGTCCACCTTTTGATACAGGATGGATATGATCTCTGGATAATGAAGCATTGCCATGAACATCTCCGCAGTAAGCACACATATGTCTGTCTCTACCGAATAATGTTCTGTTTGTTAGTGTAACTCTACCAATCTTTTCCAGTGTTACATTACCACGAACAGCAATAATGGACTTTGTCTCCAACACTGATTGTGTGCCATCTTTCTGTATACCACCACGGAATGTGGCAATGGTATCTCCCAATGACCAAACAACTTGATCTTTGGCATGATAGCAGATTGCGTCTTCAAAGTTTACCCATGCTCTTGGTAGACCTGAAGAATCTAGTGCTAGGACATTCATCTCATTCTCCTTTTAAAGATATCTCCTATTTAACATTGGTGGGCTCAGATGGATTCGAACCATCTCCTTATCAATTATGAGTTGACGGCACTACCTTTATGCTATAAGCCCATTGGTACGGATGGAGGGACTCGAACCCTCAGAACTCAGATTTTAAGTCTGATATGTATACCAATTCCATCACATCCGCATTTGGTATCCCCAGCAGGAATTGAACCCACATTCATTCTTTAGAAGAGAATTGTATTATCCATTATACGATGGGGACATAAATATTTTAATGATTACAGCAGAAGAAGCCATTCAAGTACTTTTCGACTCGACACGAGGGCAATATGTCTCTCGTGGAAGTTATAGCTGTATAAAAGAATTCAAATTACAATTTCCTAAAAAACAGAAACCTGAATTTGTTGTTGACAAATTGGCGGAGAATCAGGGAGTCGAACCCTGTGATCCAGTTTCCTGAATCTACGGATTAGCAATCCGCTGCATTACCATCCTGCCCACTCTCCTAATCTTTGCGATGTAGTATCGTATACCTCTGAACTCAGGAAGCCAATCAAAAATAGTGAATGGGTTGCTGATCTCTTTTGGTATATTACCATACGCTTTTTCTATCGTATCTTTCTGTGACATAACAACCCTTTCGTTAATTGGCGGAAGCGGTGAGATTCGAACTCACGGAGCATTTCTACTCGTCTGTTTTCAAGACAGGTGCAATAAACCAGACTCTGCCACACTTCCATAACTTGGCATCCCAGCAGGGATTTGAACCCCGACTCACAGTTTTGGAGACTGTCGTGCTGCCGTTAACACTACTGAGATATAACTTGGTGCTCCTTGATAGAATTGAACTACCTTCTTCGGACTACAAAACCGACATAATACCAATATACTAAAAGAGCAAATTTGGTGGATCGTGGGAGATTCGAACTCCCCACTCCTGCGTGCAAGGCAAGTGTTTTCCCAACTAAACTAACAACCCAAAAATGGTGGACGATAGCAGGTCAGGATCAGTGCCCTACTCATTTCACATTCGCATAACATTTAGATATCGTCGTGTTATACTATATCGTCCGAAACTTGGTCGGAGTAGCAGGATTCGAACCTGCGACCCTCTGGTCCCAAACCAGATGCGCTACCAGACTGCGCTATACTCCGATAAAACTATGGCTCCGAAGGTAGGGATCGAACCTACGACACCCTGATTAACAGTCAGGTGCAACTACCTCTGTGCTACTTCGGAATAAACTAAAATTGTGGCAGGTGCGGTATCTGGTCATTCTCTAGCAAATGACTTGCCCATGCTCCTTTTACTTTCCTTACCACAAAACTTGGCGCAGCATAGGGGTTTCGATCCCCTTACCTCAGCAGTGACAGTGCTGTGCTCTCCCGATTGAGCTAATGCTGCATAACTTGGAGCAGGATATCGGGTTCGAACCGATGACATTCTCGTTGGCAACGAGACATTCTACCACTGAATTAATCCTGCACAAAAACTATTATACTATACTTATTCTTATAAGACAACTGGTACTCGGTGTAGGGATTGAACCTACGACCTTCGCCTTGTAAGGGCACTGCTCTACCGCTGAGCTAACCGAGTATGGTACGGATGGCGAGACTCGAACTCGCAGGATTTAGTTTCTAAGACTAACATGTATACCAATTCCATCACATCCGCATATTGGTGCCCATGCTCTGATTCGAACAGAGATACCTTTTCCTTTTGAGAGAAGCGACTTTACCAATTTGTCCACATGGGCATAATCTGGTAGCCAATGATGGGAACGATCCATCGACCCTCGCCTTATCAAGACGATGCTCTACCACTGAGCTAATTGGCTATAATCTGGCACCCAATAAAGGAATCGAACCTCTACCTCTGCGTTCGTAGCACAGCGTAATAATCCATTTTACTAATCGGGCATATTTGGTGTCGCCTCAAGGGATCGAACCTTGTTCATCAGTGCTTCAAACTGCTGCAATGACCACATTTGCTAAAGCGACATATCTGGTGGAAGTGGTAGGATTCGAACCTACAGCGTTTCTTATGTGGCGGATTTACAGTCCGTTGCCTTCAACCAATTCAGCACACACTTCCATTTAACTCTTGGTGGTAACAGCTGGACTTGAACCAGCAACCTATTCCGTATGAAGGAAGTGCACTGCCATTGTGCTATGTTACCATTGGGGTGTCTTATGGGGAACGATCCCATACTACGACTTTCACAGAGTCGGGTGCGAACCTCTACACTAAAGACACCATTGTTTGGTAGGAGTACTAGGTAATGCTCCTAGTTTTACTGGTTAAAAGCCAGTTACTTCACTTTAAAGTTTTACTCCCAAAAATTCTGGTACTCGGTGGGGGAATCGAACCCCTCCTTCCTGCCGTGAAAGGGCAGTGTCCTAGCCGATAGACGAACCGAGCATATACCAAACTAAAATACATTGGGACGATTGACGACACCCACTCAGGGTTAACCACGCTATCGTCTAGCGATTGGTCATCAAACACATTACGATCCAACTTTACCCAGCGTCCTCCTGATATGATCTCAAGGTTTCGTGCAAACTAGCGAGCACCATTCCGTCGAATGATCTAAACTCCTAGAGTGCCTACTGGAATTGGCTACCCAATGTATTTTAGTTTGGCACGGGAACTAGGACTCGAACCTAGAACGACACAGTCAAAGTGTGTTGTGTTACCATTACACCATTCCCGAACAGAAACTACTCAAATTTTTAAAGAACAGGATTGAATTCTACCTTCAATCCGAATTTAAGGCAAGCCCTAAAACAAAAAACCCTCTAACTTTTCAGGTAGAGGGTTTTGGGAAATAAACTATGTAGTCTATACTTTACTTTCCAAAACCCCCAGTATCATTCTCAATCGCATATCCAAATGATGGGCGTGTGTTTGACCAGCCACTTGAGAGTGGTAAATGCTTTTGCATCGTTCTGGATATACACAACTGTAACATTTGAAATTTCTTCCTTTGATTTTGGACACGAACACTTTGGTTCGTATCTCTATTTAGTATTATTCTACCACACTTTTGATTAAAAGGCAAACTATTTTGCAACTTTCTGAACATTTATTTCGCATTTCTGCAAAAACTCAATTCCGTCATTGTCACGATAGGACTCACGATAGTACATGCTGTTGATTCCAGCACCATAGATAAGTTTGGCGCACTGAACGCAAGGAGCATGAGTGCAAAATAGACTACTGCCATTTCCGCTCTCCCCATCACGAGCCAACTTAAGTATAGCATTCGCTTCAGCATGTATTACCTCATCTTTCGTTTTCAATTCAACTGTATCGTCTGACAGCTGGATAACATGTTCACATTCGTTAGTCCATCCTGCTGGCATACCATTGTATCCAATTGAGATGATACGATTGTCCTTTACGACTACCGCACCAACCCTCAATCGTTTCGCTGAAGACAACTGAGCAAACCTCTCAGCTGTATCCATAAATGCATCAATCCACTTCTGTTTCAATGAAATTGCTCCATAGGTTTTGGCATCGGTGCGCCAGATACTTCGTGGCACAGTTTACGCATGTCATCACTAGAGCCAACTGAATCGCAAAGCAACATCATTCGAGCCATAACAACAGCACTCATTGTTAATGCATTTGTTTTATACTTGTCACAAAGGGCAAGCAGTGTATTATCGATTGTAACCGACAACTCCATCAATTTTTCATCATCCACGGAAATTCTCCATCCAACTTGTTAAGATCTCTCGGGCTGTTCGTTTATCCAAACCAAACTCTTGTTGCAGGTAAGGTGCTGCACCGAACATGTTCGTTACACCAGACTCACGCAACCTATCAAGGTAACTATAGTACTCTGAAATGTCATATTGCAATTCCATCATTTTGCCATTACCTTTCCAAGAATGTTTTTGGCTTCATCATAACTACCCAGCTTTGCTTCAATCTCAAGCAACTCTGCTTTCAACTTCAACTCACGGGAATATGCATCAAGCAACTCCTGCGCATAGACTCGATCGTCTTCGTCTGACTGTTGCCAGAAGTCGTGGAATTCGTCTCCCTTGGTGTTCAAAAGAAACTCGAGATTGTCACGATCCCACTGATTGTTAATCAAACCTTTAATCATGCTACTTTCCCAATGTTAGACCATGTCATCAATTTATTCAACTTCTCATTCTTTGCAGTCATTACCGCAGACTCGCTAACCATACCACTGTCGATCAGCAGGTCGATCATACACATCAAGTCACCAATTTCTTCTTCAAGGTGTTCGCGATTCGACTGACCTCTGTGTTCAGATTCCATACCGAACCGAAAGATCTTACTGATAGCCTGAGTTACCTCAGCGCATTCTTCTTGGGTGATCAACAAGATCTCCCGATTAGAATCGTTCACAATTCCATTCCTTACAAATTTATTCATAACAAATCCTCATCATAACTAATTTCTTCAACATCCGACTCGTTGTTCATTTCAGCATCAACGACATCGTACACCATTTCTAGTGGAATACCCAACAAGCCAGCGATGCTAATAGGTTTCAAACCTTCGTCAAGCATCTCACAAATTTGCAGATGCAAGTCAGACATTACACTCATACTTCCTCCACGATCACTCGGTAAGACTTACCATTGCGATCAACAACATTCATAACTTTACGAGTCGATAAGAACTCGCCATTCTTTCCAAGATCCCACTGAACCTTGCCAACACTATCAACAAACGAACCATACACATGGCTGTCTTTTTTCAGCGAGTCGTTGATAACCTTCGCCATATAATCACAGTATGCTAACATATTAACCCCAATCTTTCTTATCACCAAATTTCTCGTTGTATTCGTAGCCAGCAAAGTAAGCACGCAACTCTGCCATACTCATGTCTTTGGATTCAACACGATCACCTCTGTAAGTACCCTCAGGGTAGTAGTGTGGATCTTCTGGACGATGGTAGTAGCTATCTGCTGCACCACGATCGAAAGGACTTCCATGGGTGCGTTCAAAAACCTCACCACGATATTCAATTGTATCAATAACCATATTAGGCTCCATAATATTGTGCATCATCATTTGCGCATTCGTCAGCATAAGACAAAAACTCATACTGCTTTTGCAACTCCAACTCTTTCAATTCTTCTTCATACTCGGCATCGATCTTTTCACGACGGATGTCTTCAGCAGCAACTGCCAACCAGTAGTTCACATCAGCGATCATACAGTCTCCTTCATAGCAAACACACCAGAAGCCATAATTGCCAAACCAACAGCAGCAATCACGACACCAACCAACAGCGAGTTAGTGGGATCTTCCATACCACCAACAGCACCGAAAGTAATCATAAAACCAACCAAAGCACGAATAGAACCTTTCATAATTTTCTCCTTACTTAGACAAGTTAATGATGCGAGCATCGTATTCCATAAACGAAACTTCAAAGGGCACAAACACAGTCTTTGCCAGACGAGAGTTACGCACACCTTTCATAACCTTACCATCAAACACATCTTTGGACACCAAAATTTCGTAGCAGTCGAACATCGCTTTGCTGTTCTTACCCTTTGAAACAACTTTACCTTCAACGAAACAATCGTTGCGACCAGCCATTGGCTTGAAGTCGTAAGCACGGATAACATCACCAACAGAAGCCACATTTGCAAATTTCAACATTTTTAGTCCTTTTCTCGATTCCATATAATAATTATACGAGATCTTGCAATTAAAGGCAAGCACTAAATGCAAAAACCCTACGCTCGGTAGGGTTATTTTTTCCTCATAAAATCAACAACTTACGAGGGTTTTTTGGCTACTTTCTCGACTTTTTGCACGAAACCGACCTCTTCAGCCCATTTTCGGGTCAATTTTGGGTAGATTTTGTTCAATTTTTGGTCTTTTACAGCCCCAATCATCTTGGCTTCGTCTGGGTGGATACCCTCAAGTAAACCCACATACATCGTTTCTCTCTGCAACTGCTTCAAGTCTGGACGGCAGAACACATAGAACCGACGCAACTCTGTGTATAAGTTTGTTGGTGTCATACCGAGTGGTTCAACTGGTGGTTTGTATGGAGGATCTCCTTCTGGAAGCAACCATTTTTTCTCTTTGTCGTATGCATACTCAAAAATAACTTTCAATGCTGCATAACGATCTCTGAACTTTGTTTCCAACAGTTTAGGATTCTCGTTCAACTCACTTAAAATTTCTGTAATTGGCTGTGCCATTAAAACTCCTCTATTTCATCTAGTAACAATCGACATCTGTTGGCAATCAGATAATTCATAATCGCCATCTTGTCGCCTTTTGGTTTACTACTTAGGTATTCATCGAGAACCAATTTCTTGATGTTATCTGGAATCATCTCAAAGTTTACCAACATCTGGTTGCGTTGCCAGTTTCGTTTCTCTTCATCGTTTTTGCATGCATGGATACCATTGACCATAAAGTCTGTCAATCGTTTTGCAGACACTGGTGTTTGGCGAGTGCCAGTAACAAAACAATCATCCTTACTCAGAATGTTTGGAATGCCGTCACCTGTATCACCCTTTACGATATGCGTAATGTAGTTCTCGTGGATCTCAGACTTCTTGGCAGTAATCATCTTCTTCATCAACGGACTGTATTGCTTTACATTATCAAACTTATGTAATTGCTTAAAGTCTTTGTCGCTTGAGACAATCATCACTGGCTCATCGAAACCGAACTCCTGTGTTTGCTGAGTCAACACCGCAATGATGTCGTCTGCTTCGCACTGGTCGAGATGAATAACCTTGTAGGGAAAGTGTTCTTTGATCTCTTCACGGATTACTCCAAGCGTATCAAAAATCATTTTCCAATCAAGATCAGATGCGTCACGATTCTTCTTACGAGATGCCTTGTAGTGCTCGAAGTATTGGCGACGCCAGTAGTTGCGACCATCACAACAAATAACTATGTCACCATAGTCTTTTCCATACTTCTTTTTGTAGGATTTAATTGTTGAGATGGTTGCGTGACGGATTAAGTCAGTAGTAACCTTTGAATCTCCTGACATCAACTCTTTCTTGAACGAAAGAATGTTTGCTAAAGATACCTGCGAATAGTCAATTAGAATCATTAAAATACCTTCAGTAAAATACATTCTTCGTTAATGCGACCATTAACTGCCTGTTCCTTTGTTGTCAATGCTTTGTATGCATTGTTCAGTGGTCGTTTACCCATACCCTGATAACTAGAAACTAACTCTGGCTTACGCAGTGTTCGACTACCAGAATTGCTAGGATCGTAGCCGATTACCGTAGTGCCTTTGATAGACAAACCCTTTGGATCTGCTGCACGATACACCTGCAGTTTCTTATACTTTGTATTGAAAACCCACAACTCTTGACTGTTTACAATAGACGATGCAACAACAGACTTGATACCGTATTCAGTATGCTCTTTCATAAACTTCATCTTGGCAACGATTACACCAGCTGGTTTCTCTTTGCGCTTGCGTGGCATACGAGTAGCCTTAGCCACTTGAACCTGCAAACCACAGGCATCCTTAATAGATTCAACCAGAGCAAGATACTTCTTGATCTTGGTTTTCTTCATGTGAGAATAACCTTCTGCCAACTGATCGTCTTCACCTTCAAGAACTTCCTGTAGTTCTGCGATCAGTTTGTCATACATTGGTGCAATCAGTTTAGCGATTGGACCAGCAACATTCATACCTTTCAGGATATCCTTCGGATCAAATGTCTTGTCGAACAATACAAAGTCATCCAACTGACCATCGATCTCACCAGCAACTTCTCGTGCTTTGTCGAGCATGCGTTCTTGGATAGAAATTACATTGGTCACTGGTTTGTCTTCCTCAACCTTTACAACAACTGGCTTGTGAACAAACTTCTTGAGTCGGCTGATCTCGTTTTCAAGATACAATGCTTCCTTCTCTTGCAGTTCAGAACCACCATCGGTAATTCGTGCAAGGATACCTGCATAGCGAAATTGATACTCGTCAATCTTCAATAGTTCAACTGCAGCTTTCTTATCTGTTGCTGCGATGTGACTGATTAGCCACTTCTTCTTTTCTTTGTCGTCATGGTTTGAATTGTAATAATTCAGTGCAATGATCAAATCTCGTTTGTATGTATCTGGATGAAGGGAAACTTCCGAACCCTTCATCATCCGTTCAACTTTTGCAACTTGTGCTTTGCGTTTTGCTGTCGTAGCCATAGGTAAATTACCTCCTTAGAATATAATTATACCATAGATCCGAATTAAAGACAAGTATTCCAAAAGTATTACTTTTTAAAGCTGAGTCCAGTGGATCCACCAACGACACCACCGAGGACCAAAGACGCACACCATGTATTAAAGGTGACAGGGATCGCAAGAGAGGGGAACAGTGTATTCAAAGACCAAATAGTTGCAACTGGTGCAAGAATTAACAGTGCAATAATAATGAAGCCAGCAATTGCAAGTTTACCCATTAGTTTTCTCCTGAACGATTGTTTCATAAAGTGATTCGAATTCTTCGTGGTCTGCGACCTCTTGCGTATAGTTCTGTTTGTGATAAACCTTAGCCATACGATTCAAAGTTTTCTTTGGTAGTTGGAACTGGTCAGACATTTCCTTGATAGTTTCACGGATCAAATCTCGTTCTGCTTCAATTCGTGTCATGCTGCTGGAGATCTCTCCAAGCATCTTCTTGATCTTTGTGCGATCTGCTGGACTGGAAATTGTTTGTGTCATACTTGTGCCCATTCAATGCGAGTAATATTGCTAGTGTTAAATGCACGCCATTCACCAAGATCCAAATCAAACGCTTGAACTGCGTCGCCTGTTGGAGCCTTTGCTGACTTGGCTGGATCTTCCTTCGGCAACTTAGCCAATGGAATAACTGAAGAGTCACGAGTGCAACGCATTACACGACTAGTGCCGTCTTTCTTGGTAAAGGTTACAACTGCAGTATTCTCAGCGAGGTATCCACGCATAAACTCTGCAAACTCTGGCTCTTTCATAATAGACTCTGGATCTACACCAGATGCTCTTGCCAATGAAATAAAATCAATACCGCTGTTACTTGAAATCATAATGTTTCTCCGCTAATCATATTAAAAAACTCACAAAACTTCTTAAAGTGTTCTGTATCTAAATGGAACTGAATGTCTGGATATACAGGTTTGTCTGCATACTCTGGCATAATATTTTTTCGTTTTACTGTAATTGTATGAGTGTCATATTTCTTCTCATGCCAATGTTCTAAACGAATTTGATATCCATCCGAGAAATCAATCTCTTGGTATTCAACCACATTACGCTGTAGGACTGTCATCTACTATCACCTTTACTTTAATATATGTATCCTCGCCCTGTTCTGGTCGATTGGCTGATACTAACATAGGATTGTTAATCCCGAAGTCTTTCAACTTCTTGGACAATACATATCCCTCCACGAATTCTCGCTTTACAGCGATACTGATCGTCTCAGTAATACTTGCTTTAGATTGTAACAAGGCTGGAACCTTTCTGTCATATGTCATTGTTAATCAAATCCTGCGTAAGTTTAAGAGAATTATTTAATGCCTTTGCTGCAACTCGTAGACCATATTCCATTTCCCATAGTCTCCTTTGTTGTAACTCTATCTTGGCTCGTTGTTTAGAAATATCATCAAACAACGACTCCAGATCTTTTTTAAATACATCCCATTCAGCTTGCACAGCTTTAACTTGAAACCACTCACCATCGATGAGGGTATATCCATTTTTCTCACGCAACTCATCAGTCCAGTTTGGACCCATGATATATTTCGGTGCTGGTTCTTTGTATGACTTGAAACCAGAGCCAATGATAAGATCGTCGATGCGCTTGAAGATTTCAGGCAGTTGGTCTTTACTATACAGCATTTTCGTCTACCTCAGTTTCATCTTCATATTCATCTTGTCGACCCATCATATCTGCATGAATATCACACAGAGTTGTATGCCAACCATCGGTATATCTTTTACCTGGAGCACCACACTGTTCGCAAGTACGATAACTCATCGACTCTGCGAAACTAATGTAATTGTAATGTTCATCTGTTGCTGCTTGCACATAGAAACGCAGTCCGCCAAACTTTTCTTTGACTTGAACAGCAACTGGAACCTTGGCAGTTTCAACATCAAACTTTGCTTTCGCATCATCAAAGTCTTCTTGAGTTAGTGTTTTTGTTCCATAAAGAACATTACCAACACCAACTTCAACAAGATGCTCGTAGCGATCTTTGGCTTGACGATACTTGCTTGTCAACAAACCGCAAAGAGCATCGATGATATTATACCAACCATCGCCACATTCAAAACCCCAGCACATTGCTGTGTTCTGCATGTTCTCATGACGATCTTTAAAGATCAGCGGATACTTTGCACAGAGTGCTTCGTCTAGTTCTTTACGCATTTTCACCACCAAAATAATCAATAAGGATATCCATCGCACGAATTAGTTTTCCGTTCAATACGATGTCGTCTGGATGCATCCAATAACCATCAGGATTTAAATCATCTTTTGGATTTGCATTCCACTGTTCCAACTCACTTCTAAGATAGTTTCGAGAGTCAATCAGACATTCCTTAGTAATTGCATGACCAACTTCATAGGGAATACTCAATCCACCACTAGGAAACAGATGTTCGTTTTCAGTTTTCACTTCGTTCATGACCATGTCCTATGATCTTCAGCCACATATTCCATACCATCGTACTCGTGAATGTGCCATTTAACATCATCAGGAATTTCAACAATGGCGATCTCTGCTGCCCAACCCCAAGAGTCTTTACCCAACTCTTCAATCACTGCAATCAAATCTGCATCGGCACGATTATCAAAGAAGTCATACTCACTAAGGTAATCTTCGCCATCAGGATCTGCATCAACTCTGTAATAATCAAATTCGTTTCCACGAATTGGCCACTTGGCTGGAACTTTATTGAATGCAATACCCTTGCGCTCGAGTAATTTCTCAAACGCCAAATTTGAGATGCCGAACCCACCATAACATCTATTGATAGCGACTTGCATATGTTACCTTTTTAATCTTTAAAAAACTATGAATCAATTTGTCTTTAATCATATCAGGAATAGTAAGGTAAGGAAACTCCAAAATGTATGGACATGTATCTTTACCCCATGCACCTGTTATTAAAAACTTCCTGTAAGAATCTACATGTTTCTTGTCTTTAACATCAAAGAAAATCTTTTGCTTAATCAGAGAGTCTAGAACCATTATTCTTCGCTTTCTGTATATTCTTCGACAAGACCTCGCCATTTAATAACATCGATCTCATCGTCTTGCCAACGACCCCATTTCTTACCATTCCAATTGCAATACTGAGGAAATTCCCATGCAGTTGAAACAACTTCATAACGACCTTCACGAACTGGCTTTTCAATAACATCAAACCACTCAGTGCGTTCTAGTTCAGATAACTTTTCTTCTAATTGCTCTTCAACCCACTCGTCATGACGATACTGCAAGTCAGCAAAGTCTGCAATGTCTTCAGGGATATTGCTAATGTCGCTAAGATCATATTCATAGAAGTCATCGTAGCCATCTTCATAACGACCACAGAATGCCATACCACCTTCGTGATAAACAGCACGGACTTCATAACCTTCTTCATGCATAAACTCGTAGATTGCAATCGGTGGAGACCAAGCAGAGTCAAACGATACCCAAACAGTATTGTCATCTTCTCGATTCCAATCGATGATACCAGCTTCCCACTTAGTACCCCAATTGTCAACTGACCAACCATAGTCCCACTCACCAGAAGGATTTGGTCGAATCACATTCAAGAATTCTTTGTCTTCTTTCTCAAGACCAGCAACGATTGCATCGATCTTAGACTTATCTTCATGGCTGATTGTCACAGCATTGTCGCACCAGTTAGGCATTTCAAACTCCTCAAGTTAATCTATAAAACTATTATACCGCATTCTAAAATTTTGGGCAAATTGCATTTGCAAATAAATAATTGGACAGTGTGTTAATAGAGCACAGCAGGATGCAGTGGAACTATTTTTCTCTATTTCTACCACAACGCCAAATGCTGCACTGTCACTCTATTACTTTCAATTTCTTAACAGTTTTGGGATCGCAATATATTACCTGTCTTCCTTCGTTTGCTCCGAGGGGAAGATCTGCATGTATTAGCACACCAAACTCATTCTGTCTTATTACCATTCCTACTAGGGGAACACCCTCCCACTTTGCGAATACTCTGTCTCCATAGTTCCACTTCTGGGGTAAAGATTTAGAAAATTGATCTGCTAGTTTCATTTCGATGCCAACTCCATTACTATAATTATAGCCATTGCGATTACTGCGGACATACTCCAAATTCCTTGCGAATCTTATCTACACAATAATGACCATCTAAACCCTTATCACCGAGTTCTTCACAGATAGACATGCAGTCCTGTAGAATCAACTCGGCAAACTGTTCTGCCATTGACGGATTACCATTAGCATGATTTATTTCCATTCGTTCTACATCGAATCCTGCTTGTCTGGCAAGTTGTTTAATTCGTTCATTCATTTTATAATCTTTCAATATAGAGCAGTTTGGATAATCACAAAGGAATCCATCAATATGGGCACATCCAATATTTTTATATACATCACAACCTTTAACTGGATCGTTCATTCTTCAACTCCGAAATGTTGTGCGATAAACCACCGACTATCACCATCATTACATTGAGCAATACATTCTCTAATAATCAACTCGGCAAACTTTTCCGTAAATGCTGGACCATTATAATCATTAGAATGCTTACCACATAATTGATACGCCTGTTCGGCAAGTTGTTTAATATGTTCATTCATTTCACTTCCTTAGCAGAATCTGCGATATCCTTGTCTTCTCGTAGTTCGACAAAGACTGGGAGGAACAAACTTTCTTCACCAGCTTTATTCTTAATCCGAGCATTGTATTTGATAGCGACAATCTTGCCAAGAATATCTTTCTCTTTATACGACTTACGGTGATCATCATTGAACCCACTTCCTACATTAACTTTAATAATGCCATCACTGGACTCGCAAATGATTGCACCCAGCCATTCAGGTTTCTTCTTATGTGGCTCAGTACCAACAATCTTCAAATCACATTCTAGTTCACCCTTGAACTTGATCTGGTGCTTGGCTCGTTTATCTTCCCAAATACCTGAACCATCCTTGAGAATGATTCCTTCCAACCCCTGCGCAAGATAGCCTTCAAAAATCTCTGTGGCTTCTTCCATTGTGTTTACGATGTTACTCGTTACCAGCCATACTCGTTTATCCTTAGATGGAACCTTGTCAACCATCTTACCGAGTTTGGCAAACCGAGTCGCATATGGTGTATCACTGTATGACTCGCAGAACAAAACATACGGCAACATATCCCATACGGTAGCGTGAATCAAACCTGCTTCGGTTGCAGAGATTGTTCCCTTGTTTGCTTTGTTAAGGATACCATTACCAGTCTGGCGATCAGCAAACTGATGGTCACCATCAAACATAACCATAAGTTCACCATCGAAAACATAGTCACCACCATCAGCCATTTTAAGGAATTGATCATCTAATTCACCCAACAGGTTTAATTCTTTACCATTACGACTACGGTATTCAACTGCGCCATCTTTTACGATAGCATTGAATCGCATACCATCCATCTTCAACTGCGCATATGCAGGGAATTTAATTTTGTCTACCAGCTTCTGCTCATACGGAGAGCAGAGCATAACTGGATACTCACGGATCAATCCTGGCCAAATAGAATTGGCAGTAGAGATTGAAACACCACACAATAGATCTTTCTTGATAATTCGTTCAAGAACCTTTGCGTCATCAGCTGAAACCATCTCAAGTACCTGCGTCAACTTCTCAATTGCAGCGTTACCAGTTACCAAACGATTACACAATTGGTAAAGGTATGGGAAGGCATCTTTCAAATTAAGATTAGTGCTTGTGGTGTTTGGTTTATACTTTGGAATTTTACGAATGTAAAAATTTGTAAATGGGTCAAGAGCAAGACTAACAACCTGTCGTAAGACAACATCGTTAGCATTTGCCTTCAATGTATCCAGTTTGAAGTTACGAGAATTGTTTGCAGCCAACTCATCAAAAAATTTATTCAAATTCATAATCCATAACCTTCTTCAATCGTTTATACGCTTTCTTGCTTACAACTACTTTCATTCTATACTTTGGTGTTCGCAAATCCTTTGCTACAGGGTTACGCACCTTCTTCAATTTCAAAACGATCTTCATACTACCTCCGCATTGTTGCAATCGCTATTGCTTCCTCATCACTAAACACTGGCACAGCATTACTCTTGTGCATGGTGCCAATACCCTTGATCTTCGTGCCTGTATATACAGGATTAGGTTTCTTGGGGCATGGTCCACCAGTAAATGGAAGACTTGGGATCTTAGGTGTCTCACGACAAGCAACTTTCCCAAGGAAGTCTGACTCACTGAGTTTCTTGTGCTTTTGTGAAGCAGTCGAAGTCTTTGTGGCATACTTCTTTAAAAGATTTTCCCAGTCCTCACGCAACTTGCGTGCTTTCGCATCTGGCTTACGCTTCTTGGACTTTCCTAACGATGTATGTATCATTTGCATAAGAATAATTATACCTGAGTTATGAATTAAAGACAATCAGATTCTTACAACGAAACCAGAAGTATCTTTCTTGGCTTTACCCTTAGCCTTTAAGCCAACGATAACTCTTTGTTCATCCAAGAAACGCAAGTCGGTTTCGTCACCATTGATAACCTTGCGACCAAGATATGTTTCTGGCAATTTATCAAACACAACTGCAACATTCATACCATTTGCCATCGCAATACGAACATCCATCTCGTTACCATCGGCATTCGAAAATGTTAGATGGTAGTTAGGAATATGCGATACTTTACGATTATTGATTTTAGTGTAATCGTAGAATTGCACTTCAGGGAACATTTGGAAAATATTAAGATTAGTATCACCGATTGTATACTTCTCCCATGCAAGATCGCTAGTACCATTCAAACGAAACACTGGTGTCAAACCGAGTTTCTTGGCTTTATTAATTGCACCATCAATCTCTCGTGTCAAATCTTTGAAAAATTGTTCACGATTCTCGAAGAACATTTTGGTCTTACGGATGCGTGCCTGCTGAATAACATTCGTGGTTTCACCTTTCTTAAAGATACCACCACGACCAGCAGTGTTTAAACATGCAGCAGTGCAACCAGCTGTTCGTTTAGCGCAAACTTCTTTGCCAGAAAGATTCGCTGGGGCGAAATGCAACACAGAAGACAAATAACCTTTCTTCTCACCCTTCAACAATTTTGGATTACCAACAGTAAGTAAAGTCATGTTATGCTACCTCTTTAAAATAACCATATGGAAGACCATTCAGGAAACAAAAATATTCCCAGTCACCTTCAGCATTACTTGCGTCCATAATCCAGCGCAATGCTGTTTTACGATCACGAGCACCCATACAAATTGTATTGATGACATGCTGTTCAAACTTTGCAGTCGCTTCTGCTTCTGCTTCCTTGCGAGCAATTTCTTCTTGCTCTATAACACGACCGAGTACTTTGAACTCAGCTTCAAAATGGTCTAAAGACCAGTCGGTTGTATCGATGCCACGAGGACGAACACCATAGGCATCTTTATACATATCCCAGTAAATACACTGGGCTTGCTCTAACGGACTCATATCTTCCCAACTAAGCATTTTAGATCCTTTTCTCGATTCCATATAATAATTATACGACTTCTTGCAATTTAAGGCAAGGACTTTCTGAATGTAAAAAACCCCTGTAAAATCAACAACTTACAGGGGTTTTAGGGGAGGAAATAACCTTTTAGTCCGTAGGGTTATCCCTTTTTTGACCTTTTTCTTGCTTAGGTGGTGCTTTTTTGGCTTCCAACTCGGCATCCACCATTAGACGGATAAATGCCCTGCGCTCTTGTGGGTCAACGAAAGTTGCAGCCATGCGTTTGGCTGTCTTGCTTAGTTTAAAATTTTTGTCTGGTCTATTCATTGCTCTCTTTCAGTTTTTTTTCTTTAACAATCGGCTCAGGGAAATAAGGTTCAATCACATAGTGGTTTGCAGACCACCAACCGATGGCAGAAAAGAATCCAACAACAACCCATCCAGCAACTATCATTTATTTCTCCGTAAGTTCATTTACAAAATTCAGTAGTAATTCGTGGTGTCTTCCACCATTGTAGTATTTATATATGTATTGCCATGGTTCTTTAAACCAATACTCTGCTGCTTCAGGATGACATCCAATCAAACCAATCCTACCTTGTATGATTGCCATCGGATCTCCGTTGGCGTAGCGAGCAATTGTTTTGAATTGTTCTTCATCTCCAACTAACGCACAACCATCATAAAAATACATATCCTCTTTTTGGTTCTTCCATGTGACTGAAGCTACTGTTCCGTAGCTTCTTCTTACATCAGCACCAGCTCTTTTAATATATTGAACTGGTTCTACAGAATCAAGTAGATCGAAATAACGCTTTCCAGCCCAATAAGCACCCATGCAAATACCAAGGTAGCAACCACCTGCTGATAGAAAGTCGGATATTCTGTTCGCTCTTCTTCTAGTGAAGAAATTAGCATATGTGTCGCTATCGCCAATACCGCCAGGAAAAGCAACAACATCAAGATTAGTAAAAAATTCAGGATCATCTAATTCATCCTCAGTAAATATTCTTATCTGATACTGCGACGATAATGCATGCACCATTGCATAAGCACAATCCTCAGAACACTCAGGATGATGCATAAACAATGCCATCTTTTTCATGTTAGATTTTCTTTAAAGATTTTCCAAGCATTGTCCCATGTCCAACGCTGACTACCTTCTAACACTTTCTCCCTATCTAACTTCATACACATAAAAACTGCATCTGCTAAATTTTCATCCATGTATCCAGTGACGCCATCATCAATAACATCTTTTGGTCCATCGCAAGGAAATGCTGCAACTGGAGTACCGCAAGCCATTGCTTCAATCATAACTATACCGAATGTTTCCCAACGAGATGGAAATACAAACACATCTGCTTTTGCATAATAGTCTGCAAGATCTTTACCTGTTTTGAAACCAGTAAAAATTACATCAGGGTATTTCTTTTTATACTCTTCAAGCATTGGTCCATCACCAACCATTATTTTGGTTACATTAGGATAATCCAGCTCAAAAAATTTTTCTAAATTCTTTTCTTTACTAACACGAGATACGCAAAGAAGAATAGGATTGGCTGCTGCACCAACCCTATATGATGGATTAAAAATTTCTCTATCAACACCACGAGTCCAAGGAATAACTTCTCCGTCAAACCCATGTTCCTTTAGATCTCTTACCATTGTTTCAGTGGTAGTTAAAACTTTACCACTGTGTTTATGAAACCAGCGAACGAAACGCCATGTTAAAGATTCAGGAATCCCAAAAAGGGTTTTAAGTCCCTCAGGAAATTTAGTATGATAAGCAGTATTGTGCCTAATACCACATTTTGCAAGATATGCTCTAGCCCACAAACCCAGAGGACCTTCTGTGGCGATGTGGATATAATCTGGATTGATCTCCTCAATCTTCTTGCCCACTGCCCATGGAAGGGTAATCTTGACTTCGTTGTAGCGAGGGCAATCAAAATAGCGGAACCTGCTGGGATCAAGATAATCAACAGTATAACCATCCCGAACCGCACACGCTTCAATATTTTTGTAAGTGGTAACAACACCATTGATTTGATCTGGTAGGTTATCTGTTATGATCAGAATTTTTTTCATCGAACTACTTGAGTTTGTTTATGCTTTAAAGATTTCTTCAATGCTTTGAACCACAATTTCTTTTCTTTTTTCTTATTGTGATTGAGAATCGCTTCGTACATCTTCTTTACTATCTTTTGAACTTTCATCGTCTTTCTCCTTAGTCCAAGTTACTATTTCCCATCGACCATCATAATGTTCAACGAGAGCAGTACAAGACTCAACCCAGTCGCCATCATTCATATAAACAATGCCGTCGATCTCTTTTATTTCAGCATGATGTATATGTCCGCAAATGACTCCATCGAAACCTCTTTTCTTGCAGTATTTCGATATGTTAGTTTCAAACTGGAACATAAAGTCACTGGCTTTTTTAACTTTATGTTTTAAATATTTAGATAACGACCAATAACCAAACCCCAGCTTGTGTCGTATCCAATTAAATTTACTGTTCCATTCAAGAACAAGATCATACAATTTATCACCAAGAAACGCCAACCATGGAGCCAGTCTTGTAATACCATCAAACAAATCGCCATGAGTTACTAGGTAATGTTTACCATCTGCTCCGATATGTTCTGTTTGGTTTTGTATTTCAATTAGACCAAAAGAAAATCCGTATGGGATCATTGGTCTTAAAAATTCGTCATGATTTCCTGCTACATATACAACTCTTGTTCCTCGCTTTGCGTGGCCAAGAATTCTACGAACCACATTAGTATGTGATTGTTTCCACTTCCACTTATTCTGCTGTATCTTCCAAGCATCAATAATATCACCAACGAGATATAGCGTCTCGCAGGTGTTATGTTTTAAAAAATTATTTAACTTATCAGCTTGGCAATCACGAGTTCCTAAGTGGACATCACTTACGAAAATCGTTCGGTATTTCATACAAAGTTATACAGTAGCTGTGCAGATTGAACGATGAAACGAAATGCTTGTTCATCATTTGCTAAATCTTGCGCAGCATTTACCTCAGCGATTTGTTGAATCATAAACTGATATTCTTCTTGAGTCAGTTCATGGTTCTCATACTGTTGACGGATAACTAATAATTGATTGGCCAATGCTGCAGCTGGACCACCCATACCTGCAGCTTCTCTTAATTGTTCTAACATTATCGTCCCTTCCATGCATCAGCAACTACATCGATGCGAGTCTTGTTTACTTTTAAAATTGATTCACAAAATAGTTTACTATTCGATGCCTTGGCTTTTTCAATTGCTTCTTCCAACTGAGCAATAGACTTCGCTTGAGGATCACCTCTTAAATCAGTATAAACTTTGAGCTGATGTATTTTTACTTCTGCATCAGCCCAATTTTTATCATCGCAATTTAACTTCTCAACGGCAATCTTAGTAGACACCAAATTATTAAACATAACTGGATCGTGATCGATAGGCAGTATAGTCGATAAGACTGAACAACCAGATAAGAATAATGCTGGAATTAAATATGCGATTTTCATATTAGTCGTCCGATGCGTTTGCACCACACTTGGCTCGTTTTGCTTTTGTCAAAGCACCAAAGTCAACTGGCCACTCTTTACCAGGAGCCAACTCGATTGCACCTTGTGGGAATGCGTATTGAACTTGAGCAGCAGACATAATAGTAGCAACTGGAACACGGAACTTAGTTAAGTCGTTGCCAAGATTAGGATATGGTGCTGTATGTGGGAATGACCAACCAGCAATTTCTTTAGTCTGGTTATTGATAACAATTTTGTAGAATGCATGAGGAACAACTACACCATTACCGATCTTTTTATCAGTAGCGGAATATAATCCTCCAACATATACTGTGTAAGATTGGTTGCGTTGAACTGCCCAACCACGGACACTTGTTTCCAGTAATTTCCAAATTCCACGATTTAATGACCCAGCCTGTGGAGACATGTTTGTCATCAAAAAACTTTCGTACTCTACTTGCGGATCCCAAGAAAGGTCACCATCTGGCGCCATGTGCCCTTTATCATATCCAGTACCAGCATAGTCGGCAGGAGTAGCACCATTAGGCACAAATTGATTAGCAGCGAAAGCATTAGTACGAGCAACGCAACCAAGAGCATTAGTAGGAAGAAGTTCATAAGTTACGAACCTTGGAAGTTTTGCTGGCGCATCATAGCCAACGAGATATGCCTGCTGGCATAGTGGCTGAACACCTTGTGCTTGAGGGAATCCATATGGGGCATGTGCCTGACAATTCTGGATAGGGAATGGTGCTCGTTGAGTCCAGGCAAAAGCCGAGAAGCTACTTACGAGCAATACAAATGCTAAGATCTTTTTCATTTATCGCTCCAATTAGTTTATAAGGTAAAAACCATACTTGTAACATTACATAAACATAGTAATCTATTATGTAATTCACGACTATTTAGCATCCTTGTATGTGTGATTCCTACAAGTTTTAAGGTAGGATCCCTTTCCACTTTTAGAATAAATCTGTCTCCAGCCTTTACAACCAGAGACAGGACATACAGGTCTATTGAGATAATCTGGCTTACTGTCTATCATTTTGCCAATGGATTATCTAATGCTTTTTGGATCTTGCTGTCGATTTCCTTACGCAACTGACGAATGTCTTGATCAGTTTCACGCTGGCTAGTTTTAGTAGATCTTTCTACATTTTCAACAACACCCTCAAGGCGACGGATATCACCCTTTAAATCGTTTTTAATATCTTGAGTATACTGAACAGACTTTTCAGCATTTTGCTGGGTCAATTCCATTTTCTTGTATAACTCAGATAAGTCTGGAGCAACATACTTAGTAATCTTGCTCTTCATATCTTGATAGTCTTTGTATACTTCAAATGCTCCGTATAAACCACCAAGGATAGAAGATACGATAGTAAAAGCAACCATCAATTTCGCTGGAGTGAATTCATACCCACCGATGCTGATGACTGTATCTTTACTTGCGTACTTCTTTACTGCTGCTTCTGCATTGTCAATCGCAGCGTTGACATCTTTAATTTCTTCTGCCATTTTATCTTCCTATGTAAATTTGTTTTTCGGATTCTTGCTGTCTTTGTTTTTCTGTCTTCGGAATCCAACCTGTTCCATATTGTGGATACTTCTCAATCCTATCCTGTATAACATAAGCAAACATCAATCCAACACTACAACAAGTTATCAAACCACCAATACCAATAATCATATTATGATGTAGTTGTTTTAATTTTTGTTTTCTTCGTTTCTCAGCAATCTCTTGCTTTTGCATTTGTCTAGCAATAAGAACTTTTTGTTCTTTGCCCATCTCCTTCATCATCTCTTCAACCTCAGTATAAAGAGCACCCAACTCAGGAGGACTTTGATAAATCATTAGTTCACGCAACTCAGTACCCATTTGTTCTAATTGTTTCTTCATTAGAACTCTTTGTAGTGCTCGTTTACCTAAACTGTCATCACCAGTATAAATTTCAGTTTTACTTCTTCTTTCTTCTTCCTCAAAAATTGCAACACATTTATTCATGTTATCATAATAAGCACCAAGATGGTTTCCAATTTCTGTATAAATTCCAACAGTCTCGCCATCTCTTTTGTTCAACTCAATTACACGATTCTTTTCTTTGATGTAATTGTTTCTTTGTTCAACTGTAGCTGGTTTCTCTGGTGGATGCAGTTTTGCAAACTGATCATCTAAATCCTTCAATACTTCTTTAACATCTCCAGCTGCACCTTTGATATCTTTATAAAGTTTACACCCAGCCTTTACTGCAGATACTGCTCCGTTTGCTAAAGCGAATAGCGTTAGCGGATCCATCGTTTAGTCCTGTCTATTGTATTGCGACTCAACCATTTCGTTATGTAATGCATCAGTCGGACCAAACAACCCACGACCCAATCTTCTATTGTCAACTGGTTGTTGATTATTATAGATTGTGTATGGTTTATAAAATTGGCTTTGAACAATCAGTTGTTGATTGTATGCATCAAATCCTGGCTTAAACGCCATCGCTTGGATAACTACAGTTTGCATTTGCTTCTGCGCTTCCATGTTTGATGCTTTGCTCATTTCATTTGCTAATTCTTTCGCTTTACCTGCTGCTTCTTTCTTTGCAGCTGCTTCCTTTCTTTCTGCTAACTCTTGACGAGCAGTTTTAGGTTGATCTTTATTTCCATCTTGTTGACCACCAGCCATTTGTGTTGAACTAGCTGGTTTGTCACCATCTGACTTTTTCTCGCTGTTAGATTTTTTGTCACCAGATCCACCGCTTGGTTTGTCGCCTGATGGTTTATCATTGGCTTGTTGTGCTGGAGCAGCAGGAGTTTGAGCAGACGGAGCAGGTGCTTGTGCAACTAATTGAACAGGAGCAGCTGGAGCTGCAGCAGGTGCAGCAGTTGGTGCTGGTGCAGCAATCGCTTTATCAACAGTAGTATTACCAGTGGCTGATGGAGTTACAGAAACAGCACCACTAGAACTAATAGTTGGAGCAACAGAACCAACAGATACCGTAGTTGATGTGGTAGTAGTTGGAGTTGTCGTTGTAGTTGTCGTGGTTGGTGTTACAGTTGTTACTGGTGCAGTGGATGCGACTACTCCTGCAGTTGCTACAGTTGTGGCAAGATTTTGTTGTTCAAGCAACATTTTGGTAGCATATGCTGTCGAGTAGTTGGGGCAAGATCGATCATACAATCCATTCAATGAACACTGTTGATTAAAATATGCTTGTGCATACCCAGGACAGTCAGACATATACAGCGGATTTGCCGTGCATTGTTGGTTATGATAAGCAGTCGCATATCCTGTGCAGTCTGTTGCATAAAGAGGATTTGCCGTACACTGTTGATCGTGATAGGCTCTTGCATACCCAGGACAATCGCTGGCATACAATGGGCTCAAAGAACATTGTTGATCGTGGTATGCTTGTTGATAACCATTACAGTCAGTAGCATACAACGGACTAATCGTGCATTGTTGATCGTGGTATGCTTGCTGGTATCCCGAACAAGCTGTTGAGTATAGTGGATTAATTGAACACTGTTGATCCAAATAAGCAGCTGCATACCCAGGACAGTCTGTTGCGTATAAAGTATTTACTGAACATTGCTGATCGTGATATGCTTGTTGGTAACCTGTGCAACTAGTACTGTATAGAGGATTTACCGAACACTGTTGATCTGTATACGCAGTTTGATATCCAGGACATGAA